ATTAATTATTGATGATCCCCACAGTGAGCAAGATGCATTAAGTGAAACAGCAATGGAGAATGCTTATGAGTGGTATACATCAGGACCACGGCAGCGTCTTCAACCAGGAGGCAGGATTGTTATTGTTATGACTCGTTGGTCAACAAAAGATTTGACAGGACAATTGATGAAAGCCCAATCAGATGTAAAAGCTGATCAGTGGGACGTGATTGAGTTTCCTGCTATCATGCCTAATGAAAAACCTGTGTGGCCACAGTATTGGAAACTAGAAGAATTAGAATCGGTTAAAGCTTCATTGTCCGTGGCTAAATGGAATGCACAGTGGCAACAGAATCCTACATCGGAAGAGGGTTCCATTATCAAACGAGAGTACTGGAAGATTTGGGATAAGCCTAAGCTGCCTAAATTACAACATGTCATTCAATCGTATGACACGGCTTTTAGTAAAAAAGAAACCGCAGACTTCTCAGCTATTACAACATGGGGTGTATTCCTTCATGATGAGATAACCCCTAATATAATTTTGCTAGATGTGGAGAAAGGCAGATGGGACTTCCCGGAGTTAAAAACAAAAGCAATAGAACAATGGCAATACTGGGAGCCTGAGACAATAATCATTGAGGCAAAAGCAAGTGGAACACCCCTGACCCAAGAACTACGGCGCTTTGGTCTTCCTGTTGTAAACTTCACACCTAGTCGTGGTAATGATAAACATGTGAGAGTAAATTCTATATCAACATTATTTGAAGCAGGGCAGGTATGGCGTACGGAAGATAAGTGGGCAGAAGAATTAGTTGAAGAATGTGCTGCTTTCCCTTATGGTGATAACGACGATTTAGTTGATAGCACAACACAGGCATTAATGCGTTATCGACAAGTTGGATTGGCCGTGCATCCAGAGGATTATGAGGATCCTCCACGTATACCTAGTCCAGGAGTATTGGAGTATTACTAATGAAGTATAAAAGAGGTTTCTNGGTTCAAGGACCTAAAAGAAAAAAAACAAAGACAGAAAAGAAAGCTGCCTCTTTCCAAAACCCAAAAAAAGAGTATTATAAGTTTGCNAAACCTAAAAGTTGGTTAGCATCATTAAAAAAGAAACAAAAGAAAAATAGGTTAGTATGAACAAAAAAACACCAAGTAGAGTAAAACAGTTACGAGATTTATTAGATGATGCTATATCTATTGGTGATGATGACCAAATACAGATTCTTAGGGCAGAGTTAGAATCAATTAATTCAAATTATAAAGATGGTGGAAATGTAAAAAGTTCTGCTCAAACTTCTGTTATTAAAGGAGCTCAAGCTAAGAGTAGTGCTCAAGGGTCCACGATTCCCGGTGCACCAGCCAAGGGTTCAGCAGAAGGTTCCGTTATTAAAATGAATTCAGGTGGCCTAGCGAAACGTGGTTATGGGAAGGCAAGTGCTGAACCCTTATACTCAAAAAAAAAAGAAGCAGATTTTGAAAAAGGTATATATTCTTACGTAAAACATAGAAAAACACCGTCAAGTACGCAGCACAAAGAAATGATCGATAGTCAAAAAGTTAAATATAAGGGATTAACAAATAAGCAGATTGTTGCTAAAGCTATGAAATCTGGCGATATAAGAAAATTAAAAAGCACAGAATCCAAAAAATCACAAAGAATTAAAAAGAAAACTATTGATGATTATAAACAAGGGGGCATCATTAAAATGAAATCAGGTGGCCTAGCGAAACGTGGCTACGGAAAGGCAAGGAGATAATGTCGGGACCAAAGAAAAAGAGAAAATTAAAAAAATCTGTACATGATATAGAAGATTATAATCAGTTTTTAGAAGAAGAGGTACATGGTAAAGGTTTTAAAGGAATGGGTAAATATCTTAAAAGAAAATTTACACCCACTCCTAAAAATATCAAAGAGAGACGGAAGTTAAAAGAATTTAAATCAGGTGGCCTAGCGAAACGTGGCTATGGAAAGGCGAGGAGATAATGGCAGTAGAAAGACCAGCAGGTTATGATCCTATAGCGTCGGATCCAATGAGTGCTGCCCCAGAAGTGGAGGAGCAAATAGAAATATCTGAAGAAATGATTGAAAACCCTGATGGGTCAGTAACATTTGGTGAGGAAGAAATAGCCGAGGAGCAAGTTCCTTTTGGTGCTAACCTTGCTGATATTTTAGATGACGAAATACTACAAAATATTTCAAGTGAGTTACGTCAACAGTTTGAAGATGATAAATCGTCAAGGGATGATTGGTATCATACTTATATTCAAGGTTTAGATTTATTAGGATTTAAACACCAAGAGAGATCACAGCCGTTTCAAGGAGCAAGTTCCGTGACGCATCCTTTACTAGCCGAAGCTGTTACACAATTTCAAGCACAATCTTATAAAGAATTATTACCGAGTGGGGGACCTGTAAAATGTAACGTTGTAGGAAAAATGGATGTGCAGGTAGAAGAACAATCACAACGTGTTAAAGAATATATGAACTATCTGATCATGGATGAGATGGAAGAATATGATGCAGACACAGACCAATTACTTTTTTATTTACCTTTGGCAGGATCTGCTTTTAAAAAAATTTATTATGATGCAGCTCTAGGAAGACCGGTATCAAAATTTATTCCAAGTGAAGATTTAATTGTTCCTTATTTAGCAACAGATCTAAACTCAGCAGAACGTGTAACACATGTTATTAAAATGACACCGAACGAAGTACGTAAAGGTCAAGTTGCAGGATTATATAGGGATGTAGAATTACATGACCCAGAAGTAACTCAAAACCGTGTTCAAGAAAAATATAATCAACTCGAAGGTGTATCCCGAGTAAGTTATGATGAGCTTTATGAAATATTAGAAATACATTGTGATTTAGACATAGAAGGTTTCGAAGATAAAGATGAGGAATTAGGAGAAGAAACAGGTATTAAAATTCCTTATGTTGTTACTATTGACGAATCATCAGGAAAAATTTTATCTGTCTACCGAAACTACAGAGAAAACGATCCTCTTAAAAAGAAAATACCCTACTTTGTTCATTATAAATTTTTACCAGGTCTTGGTTTTTATGGCTTTGGGCTTATTCATATGTTGGGGGGTTTGTCCAGGGCTGCTACGTCAGCACTCCGTCAACTCATTGATGCGGGGACATTATCTAACTTACCAGCAGGATTTAAAGCTAGAGGAATTAGAATCGCTGATGATGATACTCCATTACAACCAGGAGAATTCAGAGACATAGACGCACCAAGTGGAGATCTTCGTCAAGGTCTGATGCCACTTCCGTATAAAGGACCCGATCAAACTTTATTTGCATTACTAGGATATGTAGTAGATGCAGGAAAAAGATTTGCAGCAGTTGCTGATCAAAAAATGGGTGAAGGTTCTCAAGCAAATCCTGTAGGCACTACAATGGCAATTATTGAACAAGGTTCAAAAATTATGAGTGCCATTCATAAAAGACTACACTATGCACAGAAAAAAGAATTTAAAATTTTAGCAAGAATTATTACTGATTACTTACCACCTGAATATCCATATCAAGTTGTAGGTGGAAATCAAATGATTAAACAAACAGATTTTGATGGTCGTGTTGATATTATTCCAATATCGGATCCTAATATCTTTTCTATGTCACAGCGTATTACATTAGCGCAGACTCAGTTACAATTAGCACAAGCAAATCCTCAGATTCATAACCAATATGAAGCTTATCGACGTATGTATCAAGCAATGGGCGTGCAAAATATTGAAGCATTATTACCACCTCCCCAAAAACCTATGCCTACAGATGCAGCAATGGAAAATTCTTCTATGTTATTACAAAAACCAGCAATGGCATTTCCACAACAAGATCATGTAGCTCATATAGATACACATCGTGCCTTTATGTCGACATATTTAGTGAAGAATTCACCTCCAGTATTGTCTTTAATTCAGTCTCATATCTCTAATCATGTTAGTGAATTAGCAAAAGAAGATATTATGATGAGAAATCAAACAGAAATACAACAATTAACAGAGCAATATGGAGGTCAAATACCACCAGAACTACAACAACAGTTTGAAATAGAAACTGCTAAACAAGTTGCAGTAAAAATTAAAGAATTAACAGAAACTATGGTAGCAGAAGAACAAGAATACCTGGAAGGTATGCAAAAAGATCCACTTGTTACACTTAAACAAGAAGAATTAGGACTCCGTGCAGAGGAATTAGAACTTCGTGCACAGAAAGATGGAGAAAAACAGGCTCTTGAGGAAGAAAAAGTAGAAATCGATGCAAGACAAGAGCAAGAAAAAATAGATAATGCTAATAGACACGCTACAAATAGGGAGCAAATACAATTAAAAAAAATTAATGAACCATCTAAACTAAGAAATAAATATTAATGACTAATATAACTGTAGCAGAACAAAAATTACAAGATTATTTTGATAAGCTTTTGTTGTTAGTAGAAAAGACTTCCAAAACTGAGGAAGATAGTGTACTTTTAGCTGGTGCTATGATGAGTGTTGCACGTATTCTTTATTTTGATAACTTATCAAAGGAAGAAGCAAAATCTGTCATGGAACATAACACAATTGATTTTATTGAATTAATGAAACCAACTATACACTAGGAGATAACATGGCATTAAACAATCCAAAACCAAAATTTATAAATGGTGCACTATACCCCAATGCAAAAATGAGTGTTTCTACTGACATGAATCCTTATGCAGGACCTAATGTTAATAAAGAACAAATTGCAGACGTATACACCGCTACAATGGAAGGACCGAAGGTTAAAGACAATCTAGGAGCCGGACCAAAAGGACAACGTAGTAAAGTACAAATTAAAAAGGTTCCTTTTAAAGGTTTATTTTAATCACAAGTTAAGGTAGACTATTTTTTTTAAAGGAGGTTTTATGAAACTTTTAAAAGATATATGGGCTCACTTAAAAGAGTGGAGCGAATGGGGCATGAAAGACTGGATTAAAGCTGGGATTGTCGCCATCATCGTTATTATAGTTCTCGGAAAAATATCGGGAGCTGTATAAATGTTAGGCATCATTCAAGGAATCTTAGGAGGAGGCCAAGGTGGTGCACTAAAAACTATTTCTAAAGTGATCGATGACTTGCATACCTCAGATGAGGAAAAGCTAGACAAAAAAATATTGATGCAGCGACTTCAACAAAAACTCGCTGAAAAACAATTAGACGTAAATGCTAAAGAAGCAGGTCATCGATCCATTTTTGTTTCAGGTTGGCGCCCAGCAATTGGATGGGTAGGAGCCTTTGCATTAATGTTTGAATTTATTTTATCCCCTTGCATAGAATGGTACGCTAAATTTTCAGGTATGGCTATTTCAGCTCCTGAAATTCAAACTGGGCCTTTACTAGCAATTGTCACTTCAATGCTCGGAGTCGCAGGCATGCGCTCCTTCGAGAAGGCGAAAGGATTAACTAAATGAAAAAGAGTTCAAAGAAAAAAGTTAAAAAAGTAATTAAAGGTTTAAAAAAGGCATCTAATACACATGCTAAACAAGCAAAAACTTTACAAAAAGTTATAGGAAAGGGTAGAAGATAATGGAAGATTTAAGTGGAGATGGTAAGATAACTCAAAAAGATATTCTTATTGGTAAAGGAGTCATTAAAGCTAAAAAAGGTGGACGAGTAAAAAAGAAAAAACTTGACATTAAAAAAGCTATTAAGAAACCCGGTTCATTGCGTAAGTCTTTAGGCGTAAAAAAAGGACAAAAGATTCCTTTAAAAAAATTAAACAAAGCTGCGAAAGCGCCGGGAAAATTAGGTCAACGAGCAAGGTTTGCTAAGACATTATCTAAGTTGAGAAAAAAATAATGGCGAAACTTTGTCCCAAAGGAAAAGCTGCGGCGAAGCGAAAGTTTAAAGTATATCCATCAGCTTATGCTAACATGTATGCAAGTGCTGTTTGTTCAGGAAAAGTAACTCCAGGTGGTAAGAAAAATAAAAAAGCTAACGGAGGAGCTATAAATAAAATTTCTCAACAACGAAAAAAAATTTCTAATTACAATCAAGGTGGAATTGCAAAAGGTTGTGGTGGAGTTATGGAAAATAGACGCAAAATAACTGCTGTAGCATAATGGCTAAAAAAGGACTAAGGGCTTGGGTAAAAGAAAAGTGGGTTGACATAGGAGCCCCTAAAAAAAATGGAAAGTATCAACCATGTGGCAGATCTAAAGGAAG